GCGGGCGTTAAGTCTGGCAACTATCGAGACATTCCTCCGGCAAAAACTGATCCGACATTGCAGAAAATGCAAGGAACAGATTTCTTTGCAAGATTGCCAAAGTTTCCCAGTGCTGATCAGCTTATTAAAATAGTTACCAAGCTCTACGGACGGTATCATATTTGTTCAAGTCCGTTACGTGGCGATCACGAAGGCAGCGAACACTATAAGAATGTTTGGATCAAAGAACATCTTAATCCGCAGCCGGCTACAATTATTATCACACCGAACAAAGCAAAACATGCTGTACAGTCCGACGGCACACCTAACATTTTGATCGACGATCGAGGTAGTAACATTAGTGCTTGGGAAGCCAAAGGCGGCATTGGTATCAAATACCAAGCTGACGAAGACGGTCTAGATGTAGTAGTAAATGGACTTGCTCGTGCTCGCAAAATTATGAATGGCGAATTAGAGCACGATCCGCAGAAGTTAACTACGTTAGATCGGTCAACTGGTAAGACTGTTGCTAAAAGTGGACACAACGATTCCCATAACGACGAAGTTGCAGAAAATGATGAAATCCGAGATCCTCGTCAAATGGCACCAATTATGGCTAGAGAATCTGCTAGTGTTGGCGCAACGGCATCAGGCAACGTAGCATCATCTACCGCACAAGGGGGCGGCTGGTTGTTTGGCGGTACTGTAGGTGCTCCAAAAACTAAAAAGAAAAAAGCTAAGGTAATTCGAAGATGAACAATTATAATCCTGAATATGATGACGAAGCCGGAATGGCTGATAACAATCTCGAAACATTAAAGAGAGCTGTTGACGGTATTGATCAAGTCATTAGTGCCGGCGACAACTTACCTGAATGGTGCCAAGAGAAAATTGCTATAGCTAAATCAATGCTAGTTACTGTTTGGGATTATATGCGCAGCGAAGAAGAGCGTGGCGCAATTTCCGAAGGTAAGAAAAGCCGCCGAGATCCTATTAGAACTATTAAAGCCAAGTCTGCAACTAAGATTGACATGGAAAAAGCTAGGAAGCAGGCTGCAAAGAAGAAAAAGAAAAAGTCTAGCTATGAAGAAAGTCTAGAGCTCGAACTTTATGCTAAACTTAGTGAAAATCGAGAAATGAAAAACTGGGATCAAACTCCTGGTAGAATAATGCCTGCACAAGAAGCTGCCGGTCCAACGTACAACGTTAGACGGGAAGGTGACGAATGGGTAGTAGTTATTACTAAAAAAGGTAAGAAAAGCGTTAGTAGAATTCCTACTGACGAGGCTGACTCTAGAGAAGACGCTATTCGTATTGCTACAGGCAGCACTAACGAATCGAGCGAAAGAGTTTCAGTTGTGTACGTCGATGGAAAACCTACTACTAAGTATGCACATCCTGGAGATGCAAAAAAAGACGTAGACCTTTTAAAATCAAAGTTTCCTAATAAAAAAATCGAAGTTAAGTCTGAAGTTAGCGAAAATAAAACTTGGACTCACGACAGTCTAGCAGCACAGTTGTTCGAACAAGATCACACTTATGAGGATACATTAAATAGAATGCTTAAAGGAAAGTTGAAGAAATGAGCGAATTATCAAAAGCTGCAAAAATTGCGTTTGCTACAACCTTTTCGTTTTATTTAAAAGCACACAACTTCCACTGGAACATCGAAGGTGTTAACTTCAAACAATTCCATGATCTATTCGGCGGAATCTACGAAGAAGTTTTTGAAAGCGTTGACCCATTTGCTGAGCAAATTAGAGCTCTCGGTTCTTATATGCCCGGAAGCTATACACGGTTTAGTATGCTATCCCAAATTGAGGATGAAAACGATATCTTAGACGATAGATCTATGGTTGCAGAACTCCTCGATGATAATGAAAAGCTAAAGAAAATTCTTAAAATGGTATTTGATCTTTCTGAACAAGAAGGCGAACATGGTTTCTCTGATTTTATAGCCGGAAGAATGGACGCACACAGCAAACACGGTTGGATGTTGAGATCAATTCTTAAATGAAATTGAAAGAAGTCAGTCCAAATACGTTAAAAGGTAGCTTTAGCAACGACTTAATCATTAGAAAAGTTTGGATTGTTGAAGAGCTGCTAAAGATCTCAGATCATTTTAATACCATTTACGTACTAGGATCTTGGTACGGAAACATGGGATTTGTTATCAATAAAACAAAAGCAATTACATTCAATAAACTTATCAATGTTGATAAAGACAGAGAAGTAATTTTATCTAGCAAAGAAATTTATAAAAAATCAAATATTGAAAATTCTGAGTTTCTTAAAATGGATGTAAACAATTTAAAATATCAAGATGCACAGAGTCCGAATCTAGTAATCAATACTAGCGTCAATAATATCGAAGGGACTCAGTGGTTTGAGAATATTCCGCTAAAGAGCGTAGTAGTTCTTCAAGGAAGAACTGACGACCCGGGTGCAGTAAATAAATATAGCAACATGAAGGATTTTAAAAATTCTTTCCCTCTATCAAAAATTTTGTATGCTGGTACAATCAACCTATCAGCTACAGAAGCCGATTACGATTCGTACATGATAATTGGCATAAAGTAATTGACTTTCTTCAATTAATTCATTATAATTAGAAACAATACAGGAGAAAATATGAGTAAAGTATTTGGTAATGCCGAGCAAGCAAAGCTCAAGCAGATTGTAGCAGAAGGTGTTACAGTATTACAAGAAATTGAAGACCTAAATGGAGGTCTTAGCGACACTATCAAAGCAGTTGCAGAAGAACTAGAAATTAAACCTTCGGTAATTAAAAAGGCAATTAAGGTTGCACAAAAGGGCAACTGGGATAACGTTTATAACGAGTTCGATGTTCTAGAATCCATTGTATCTATTACTGGGCACGATAATCGAGATGGGTCTTAATAGATCCATCTTATAATAATTACTACTTGAAAATGGTTACGCGAGCCATAAATCGCGATGAATAAGGCTAGCCGGCCATAAGCGGCATAAAGAGAACATAATAATATGTCATACGTTGATTCAATCTGGGATCGCGACAACGATATCGTAAAAGTTGTCGAACGAGATCCAAAGAAAGGTAGAACCTTTCATGAATATCCCGCAAAATATATCTTTTATTATCCTGATCAAAAAGGAAAGTACACCAGTATCTTTGGCACTCCTTTAAATAAGGTTGCATGTAAGAACTGGAAAGACTTTACAAAAGAACAAAAAATACATAGCGGAAAGAAGCTTTTCGAAAGCGACATTAATCCTGTTTTTCGAATATTAGAAGAAAACTATCTAGGAAAAGAAGATCCTAAGCTAAACGTTGCATTCTTCGATATCGAGGTGGACTTTGATCCCGAAAGAGGATATGCAAGTCCAGACGATGCATTTATGCCAATTACTGCAATTGCAGTACACCTTCAATGGTTAGATACGCTAGTATGTTTAGCTGTTCCTCCAAAAACACTGACAATGGAGCAAGCTCAAGAGCAAGTTAAGGATTTTCCAAATACTTACTTGTTTGAAACAGAAGCAGAAATGCTGGACACCTTTCTTAATCTTATTGAAGATGCCGATGTTCTTAGCGGATGGAACAGTGAAGGCTTTGATATTCCCTACACTGTGAATCGTGTTACCAAAGCACTGAGTAAAGAAGATACTCGACGTTTTTGTCTTTGGAATCAATTCCCTAAGCGTCGTGAATATGAAAAGTACGGCAAGGCTGCTGTTACGTACGATCTTGTAGGTCGTGTGCATTTGGATAGTTTAGAACTGTATCGTAAATTTACCTACGAAGAACGCCATACTTATCGACTAGATGCTATTGGCGAAATGGAAGTAGGAGAATCTAAGACAGTCTACGAAGGCACACTAGATCAGCTTTACAACAATGACTTCCGTAAGTTTATTGAATACAATAGACAGGATACTGCACTACTTGACAAGCTAGATAAAAAACTACAATTCATCGATCTTGCAAATAAGATTGCACATGAAAATACCGTGTTACTTCAAACAACTATGGGTGCTGTTGCTGTTACCGAGCAGGCAATTATCAACGAAGCACATAGTAAGGGATTAATTGTTCCTAGTCGTGCTAAACGTGATGACTTAGGCGATACACAAGCTGCTGGTGCATACGTTGCATATCCTAAAAAGGGACTGCACGAGTGGATCGGGTCGATGGACATTAACTCACTGTATCCGTCAGCAATTCGTGCGCTAAACATGGGACCTGAGACTATCGTAGGACAGCTACGCCCAGAGTACACGCAAGAAGAAATCGAAGGGCACATGGCCAAAAAGAAATCTTTTGCAGCATCGTGGGAAGGTAAGTTTGGCAGCAACGAATACGAATTTGTTATGGCCAAAGACAAGTCACGTGATATTATTGTAGATTGGGAAGACGGCAGCACAGACGTTTTAAGTGGTGCTCAAATCTACGATATGATTTTTGACAGCAATCGTCCTTGGATGATGAGTGCTAACGGAACTATCTTCACTTATGAAAAGGAAGGTATTATTCCAGGTCTGTTAAAGCGGTGGTATGCAGAGCGTAAAGAAATGCAGGCCAAACTTAAAGAGGCTCGTAAAGCAGAAAACAAAGTTGAAGAAGAATATTGGGATAAGCGACAGCTAGTTAAGAAGATTAACTTGAACAGCTTGTACGGTGCTATTCTTAACGCAGGTTGCAGATTCTTCGATAAGCGTATCGGACAGAGTACTACACTTACTGGTCGACAAATTGCACGACATATGTCTGCAAAAGTTAACGAATATATTGCAGGCGAATATGATCACACTGGTCGCAGTGTTATCTACGGCGATACTGACTCTGTATACTTTAGTGCATGGCCAGTTCTAAAGAATGACATCCAAAAAGGTCTTATTCCTTGGAACAAAGATACTGTTATTCAGCTTTATGATCAAATTGCAGAAGAAGTAAACTCTACTTTCCCACAATTCATGCTTGATGCATTCCATTGTCCAAAAAGCCGTGGTGATGTTATTAAAGCAGGACGAGAAATTGTTGCCGACCGTGGTCTGTTTATTACTAAGAAGCGTTATGCTGTTCAATATTACGATAGTGAAGGTAAGCGAACTGATGTAGACGGTAAGCCAGGCAAGATTAAAGCAATGGGATTAGATCTTAAGCGATCAGATACTCCAGAATTTATGCAGAATTTTCTAAGTGAAATCCTAAGTAAGGTGCTTAACGGTGCTGGAGAGGCAGAAATTCTTGAAAGAATTTGTGAGTTTAGAACTGAATTCAAAGCAAGACCTGGCTGGGAAATGGGTTCTCCAAAGAGAGCTAACAATATTGCCGAATATCAAGCTAAAGAAAAGAAATTTGGTAAGGCAAATATGCCAGGACACGTTAGAGCATCGATTAATTGGAACACTCTGAAAACTATGAACGGAGACAAACACAGCCAACAGATTGTAGATGGAATGAAAGTGGTTGTTTGTAAAATTAAGGATAACCCACTTGGATATACTTCAGTTGCGTATCCTGTAGACGAATTGAGGTTGCCTAAATGGTTTCAAGACTTGCCATTTGATCATGCTGAAATGGAGGCAACTATCATCAACAACAAACTAGATAACTTAATTGGAGTTCTAGAATGGGATCTTGAGTCAACTACTCAAGACAATAACTTTAACAGTTTGTTCAGCTTTGAATAAAATTGTTGACTTTGAATCAAAATCTAAATATAATATAGAATAAAGGATAATAATAATGCTTGACCTACTAAAAGACATAGTATCTCATACCCACAACCTAGGGTTTTTAAATATCGTAAAAATTACCGGCGACGACGAAGCTACTAAGATCGATAGCATGGCTGACGATCGCTCCGTTATCATGTACGGCGAAGTAAATGTTCCTGTGCAAGAAATGAAGGGTGTCTTCGGAATGCCGCAGCTCAACAAGCTAAAGATTCACTTAGACTGTCCAGAATACAAGGAAGATGCTAAGATCGATATCGTTAGTGCAGATCGCAACGGTGACACTTTGCCAGTTGGGCTACACTTCGAAAATAAAGCTGGCGACTTTAAAAACGATTATCGTTTTATGAACACTGAAATTATTAACGAAAAGCTAAAGACTTTTAAGTTTCGAGGTGTTTCATGGAACGTAGAAGTTGAGCCAACTGTTGCAGCAATTCAACGTTTTCAATTCCAGGCCGCTGCAAACAACGAACATGCTACGTTCTTAACTAAAACTGAAAATGGAAATTTAAAGTTTATCTTTGGCGATCAAAGCACACACGGCGGCGAATTTGTGTTTGCTTCAAATGTTACCGGCGCACTAACTAAGGCATGGACTTGGCCAGTACAGCAGGTATTGAGCATTCTTAAGATTGCCGATGCCAACAATGCAAAGCTGAGCATCAGTAACGAAGGTGCTATGCAGATTACGCTCGATAGCGGCATTGCTACTTACAAGTATATCATTCCAGCCCAAACATGATAAAGAATATTGTATCTAATAGTAGGTATGTAACTGTGCAGGGCGGAACCCCTGCACAAGTCTACATCAACAACTACAGCGGAGCAATGGGAGTAGGCGATGTAAGATTTAATCCTACAAGTCAAAATCTACAAGTGTACGACGGAAATACTTGGCACGATATTCAGAGTAGCTACCCGACTGTTGGCCTTTCTGCTGAAGCTGAATCTTTATTAGATTGGGCTCGTGAAAAACGTGCAGAAGAATATGCATTACACGAAATGATCAAAAACAATGAAGCTGTCCGCATTGCTTACGAAAACCTAAATAAAGCCAAGGAGCAGTTAAAAACAACTGTTATTCTAGCGAAAGAGTATGAAAATGAAACCACCAGTTAACTTATCACCATTACAAAAAGATTATGCAGTTTATCTGCCAGCTATTAGTAGCTTTTATGGAACATATATTGCCAAACAGCGATTAGAAGAATTTGTTCCAAAGGATCGCATTCCCAAAGGCTTTGATCGTGGCATTGAAGGCATGAACTTCTTAAACGAAGAAGAAGGATACTTTACCTACAAGTATGCGCTGTATTCAGCAGGTCACGCACAACTAGACGTAGTTAAAGCACAGGACCAAGAAAGTATGATTCAACAGCGCGATCGAAATGGCACTGTTATTGTTGGAGACTCTGGCGGATACCAGATTGGTAAGGGCGTTCTTAAGTTTGATTGGTTAGACTTCGAAGGCAAGAGCGCAAATGAAACTCGAAGAAAAATCCTCGAATGGCTAGAAGTTACAGCAGATTGGTCAATGATGCTGGACGTTCCGACCTGGGCTTGCGATCATATCCATAGTCCAAAGACCGGTCTAAAGACTTTTGAAGACTGCTTAGACAAGACACGATTCAATAACAAGTATTTCTTAGAAAATCGACTAGGACAAACAAAGTGGCTTAACGTTTTACA